CGCCCAACGGATTCAACTGCCGCTGCAGCGTCGTGCCCGTGATGGAAGCCGAGGCGCTGAAAGCCGACAAAAACGCCAACGAGCCGGGCTACGCGCGCCTGCCCTTACTGGCGAAAGTGCTGGTGCCGCAGCCCGGCTTCGCGAAGGTTTTCGCCGAGTAATCTCGCCGCCTTGCGCCGGTTTTCCACTTTAGGCGCGCAGCATCGACGGACAGTTTGAAGATGGTTGCAATGGCAGGCAAGACAAAGACCGTCGATGGCAAGCCGCTCGCCGCGGACAAGTTCGCCATGGTGGGCGATCCGGACGACATCTCCACCTGGCATCTGCCCATCGACGACGCGCACATCGATTCCGCCCTGGACATGTTCGGCCACGAAACGCACGGCACCGGCGACCAGAAAAGCGCGGCGGCGCGCAAGATTGCGGCGGCGGCGCGGGCCAAGGGCATCGACAGCGATCGCATCAAAAACTTCGAGAGCAAGTACTGCAAGAGCGCGCAGCACGGCGAAGCGCCGCGGCCGTGGTTTGAGATCTTCCGCGCCGGCGATTACTCGAAGGCCGGCAAGGGCACGATCACGCCCGACGACCTCAAGCGCGTGGCGAGCAACTACGATCCCACCTATCACGAAGCGCCCGAGACCCTCGGCCATCGCAGCGACGATCAGCCGGCCTACGGCTGGATCGACGCGCTGATGCTCGACGGCGACAAGCTGCTGGCGCGCGAGCGGCAGGTGGATCCCAAGTTCGACGAGGCCCGCAAGGCGGGCAAGTTCAAAAAGCGTTCGGCCGCCTTCTACACCAACGAAGACGGCCAGGTCACGGGATTGCGGCATCTGGCATGGCTGGGCGCGGGCATTCCCGAGGTCAAGGGTTTAGAGGACGTCGCATTCGACGATCACGGATCGAAGTTCATCACGGTGGACTTCGGGGAGGATGATGCAGTGGCAGCAGAAACGAAAACCGTAGCCGACGAGATCAGGGATTTCTTTGCGCGCACGTTTGGCGCCAAGGGCGCCGAGAAGACGTTCAGTGAAGAGGATGCCAAGCGCATCGCCGCCGAAGTGGCCGCGCCGCTGCAGACGAAGATTACCGAACTTCAAACCAGCCTGCAGACGCAGGCCACAAAATTTGCAGAACGCGAAGCGGCTCTCGCCGGCGGCGAAGTGAAGCAGCGCGCCACTGCGGCCGTCGCCCGGCTCAAGACCGCGGGCAAGTGGGTTCCCGCGTTCGAGAAGATGGGCCTCGGCCTGGTCTTCGACGAGCTGGCTAAGGCGACCACGACAATCGAGTTCGGCGAAGGCGACGCCAAGAAAAAGGTCACGCCCCTCGAGACGCTGGTGCTCTTCCTCGAAGGGCTGCCCAAGATCGTTCCGGGCGGACGCGTTGTGGACGGATCGCAAGCCGCGGGCAGGCCCGCGAAGGGCACAGGCGATCCGCTTTCCGACGCCGCGAAGGCGTTGCAGAAGGAAAAGAAAATCACCTTTGGCGAAGCGCTTGCGCAGGTCGCCGAGGAGCATCCCGAGCTGATCAACGCCGGAACGGCGGCGGGTGGAGCGGTTTAATTTCCGAGTGGGCGCGCCGCAAGGCATACGCCCAGTGAAGCCGGGCTCACGATGGCCCGGCAGCTTTTGAATCACAGCCCCAGGAGGGCACGACATGGCGAACATTTATGTGGAAGCAAAAGGCCCCAAGGGCGTGCAGGCGAAGGAATCGCTGCTGCCCGCGGCGGTTTCCGGCTTCATGCGCGGGCTCGCAGTGGTTTACGGCAGCGATCAATATCACGCCGCGCTGGCTTCGGCGCTTGGCCAGGCATGCGTGGGCATCCTCGCCGAGGACGCGATCAGCACTCTGGATGCCTGCGCAGTGATCGAATTTGGTCAGTGCGTGGCCCAGATCGGCGCCAACATCACTGCCCAGCAGCTCTTGACCGTCAACGCCGCGGGGCAGCTCATCCCCGCAGGCAACGGCCAGGCCGTGCTGGCGGTGGCTCTTGAGCCGCAGACCTACGTTTCGCCGGGCAGCTACGCAAACGTCTTCGTGCTCGGGCTCTTCGGCTTCCTGTATCCCGGATCTCCGGTGAGCGGCGAGCCGGTGGTTTACGAGACCGCGTCGGGCGCAATCCCGCTGGTCAAGGGCACCTATGTTCTGAACGGCGCCGCGGCTCTGGCTGAGACGCTGGCCACGCCCACCACGCCCGCCCAGGACGGTATCGTGATCACGCTCGTTGCCGGGACGGCGCACGCGCATAAGGTGACGACGGCAGCCAACAAGATCAACGGCGTGGACGACACCATCACCTTCGCGGCTGTCGGCGACAACGCCGTAATCGAATCGGTCGCCGGCATCTGGGTTGTCAAGAGCCTCGGCGGCCCGACTCCGGCTTCGCTCAGCGAAGTTTAATCGGCTGCTTTCCGGCGCCGGGCGCACGCGCGCCCGACGCCGCGGGCAGCGCAGAGGATCGAGAAAAGTTTCATCCGCGAATAGCGGCAGGAGGAAAGATCGATGGGCGGTTATGTAGGTCTTGCGCCGGCGGGTTTCCCGAATGTGGCGCTCAGCAACTTTGCCAAGGAATTCGCCGACGACGATGTGCCGCTGGTTGGAGATCTGATCTGCCCGCGCGTACCCGTGGAGCGGCAATCGTTTCCTTACCTGATCTGGAATCGCGACAACCTGCGCGTGCCCGGATCCACGCTGCGCGCGCCCGGCGACGGCGCCACAACCATCCGGCGCTCCTTCTCGACCGACACCTATCTGTGCCGCTCGCACGCCCTTAAGGGCAGCGTGCCGTTCGAGAGCGAGGCTTACGGCCTCGGCCTGGGATTCTCCGAGAAGATGCACCTGACGGGCGACCTGATCGGCCGCATCCGCCGCGCCCGCGAGAGCGAGATCGCCGCCCTGGCCCTCAGCACATCGAATTTTCCCAACGGCGTGAACCTCACTAATCCGGGGACGATCAACGCGTCGAACCCGGCCACACAGTGGGACACCTATCCCGCGACGCCCGACGAGGGCTACGACGGTTCGCATCCGATCGTGCAGGTGGAAGCGCTCAAGGAAATTCTGCGCCAGGCGGCGGTGCAGGACAGCCAGATGGTGCTCATCCTGTCGAGCCCGGTTGTGGTGGCCCTGATGAATCATCCGGACATCATCAACCGCTTCAAGTACACCAACGTCGTCGGCATCATCGACCTGGACAAGCTGAGCTCGGTCTTTGGCGTGAAGTGCGTGCGCGCCGGCGCGTTGACGATGTCGCAGAACAATGTGGCGTCGTGGATCTGGGGCAACAACGCGTTCCTCGGCTACAGCAAGCCTGCCGCCGACCGCAACGACGTGAGCTGCGCCAAGACCTTCGTCTGGGCGGGCGGCAAGGGACCGGGAGCGGACGGCAGCACGCCGAGCGATCTGCCCGGTGCGCCCGGCACCGTCGACGGCTACGGCGTTCTGGAATGGCTCGACCCCGAGCTCGACAAGAAAACCTACTGGCAGTCGGTTGATTGGTACTACGACCTCAAGGTGACGGCCACGGAGACGGGCATCCCGATTCTGAACGCCGTGGCATCGCCGACCATGGGCGTGATCCCGAGCGACGTAGAGGGATAAGCCGGGCTGCAACACACGATAAACACAGGGGCGCGCTTGCAACAGGGCGCGCCCTTTGTGAATGACGGAAAAAGCGAGGAACAAAACCATGGCGGAAAAGAAACCGGAAACCGAGAAGGCCCCGGAGATGAAGGATTACGAGATCCTGTCGAGTTTTATTTACAAAGCCGGGATCTACACCAAGGGCCAGAAAAAAGAGTTCACCGAAAAAGACGCCGCGCCCCTGCTCAGGCGGAGCGTCGTCAAGCTCGCCGCAAAGGCAAAGTAGCCGATGGCCTACGCAACCCAATCCGCTTTGGTCCCGCTGCGCATTACGCAGACTGAGCTTACGCAGCTCACCGTCGACGCGCCCAGTGGCAACCCGGCCACGGATGCGGCGGTCACGGCGTCGATTACGTCGGCGGTTTTGGAAGAGGCCAGCGGCACGGTCGACTCCTACTGCCGCGGGCGCTACGTCACGCCGCTCGCGCCCTCGGACATGGTCACGGCGCGCACGCTCGACATCGCCGTCTATCTGCTGTTCAGCCGGCGGCGCGGCGGCCTGCAGCCCACCGAGCTGGTGCGGCAGCGCTACGAGGATGCGATCGCGTTTCTGAAAGACGTGGCCGCGGCCAAGGCATCACTCGACCAGCCGGCGACGCAGCAGGTTGCGCAGACTTCGACGGCCGGCCCCGAGATCTCCGATCGCGACCGTCACCTGAAATTCGACGACCACAATATCGAAGGGTTTGTTTAAGTGTCCATCGTCGTCCAATCCGATGCTTCGAATGTGACGGTCTCGCTGAGCCGCTTCGCGCTGTCGCTGGGCGCGCGCGAGCAGCTTATGAATATCATCGGCGTGGGCCAGCTCAAGAGCGTGCGGCAAACCTTTCGCGACAGCGGCTCGCCTTCCGGATCATGGCCTCCGCTGAGCCCGGCGTCGCTGAGCTGGCGCAAGTACTCCACCGGGCACAAGCTGCTGGTCGATACCGGCCTGCTGCTCAACTCCATCACCTTCGCGGTGCAGGGTAACTCGGTGGTTGTCGGCACCGGCCTGCGCTATGCGAGCGTTCATCAGTACGGGTTCGATGGCGACCAGAGCGTGAAGCCCTACAGCTACACGCGTCGCCAGCGCAGCCGCGATACCTTCGGCAGCCAGAAGATCACCAACAAGCTCGGCCGCTCGCAGACGGTGCACCGCAAAACGTCGAGCGGCATCGCCACGGTCAACGTCCGCGGCTTCACGCGGCACATCCGCATTCCGGCCAGGCCGTTTCTGGTATTCCGGCCCGAGGATCCCGCGCGCATCCAGGCCGAGGTTGAAGAGTACGTGAAGCAGTCGGCCGCGCAGGCCGGCCTGGAGGCAAAGTAATGTCGACGGTCCCCATGTTTCTTCCCGGCGACGTACAGGGCGCGCTGCACGAACTGCTGAGGCAGGCGCTGCCCAACGTGAACATCGGATCGATCGGGGACCTCGCCATCGGCGACGATAACGAGCTGGCCTTCGATCCGCCGTGCGCGCGCACTTTTTTTGCGGGCACCGATTACGGCGAGACGCAGGACAACCTCGCGCTCTGCTACGACGACACTTCGCACGAGATCGAGATCTGGTGCGCGGCCGAAAATCTGCGGTCGCTCGAAGAGCAGCGCAAAAATACGCTTGAGCTGGTCGCGCAGATCGTGCCCGTGCTGGCCGGGGCCGAGCTCGAGCTGAGCGATGGCACGACGACACAGCCGGTGCGGCTCAAGAGCATCGTGGGCACGCTGCAGGGCAGGATGGGCGCGCCGGTGACCACCGTGTACACGATCAAGGTTGAGGTTCCGGGGATTGCGCAGTTCCCGCCGCAAGCGGGTGAGTGATGGCGAGAGCGCGAGGCAAAGCGATGAGCAAGGCACGGCCCGATTTC